TAAAAATATACCTGGTATGTTCTTGAGAAATCAAGGACGGCCTTTGGTGTCAATAATTTTAAAGTTATTGATTCCCTTAGGTGGTCGAATCACCCCAAGTTGAGTTAAAGTTACGGTATTAATATTGAGACAACTGAATGTTATAGCGCACAAACAGGGACTTCCCGGCTTAGTTAAAAGCTTGAAAGTACACAGTGTGATTTTACAACAGTCATTAGCAGGCCATGTATTAGGAGATTTAACTCCCCTCGGTCCTAGAGTTTCTAGAACTAAGGGAGGAATTCCACGTCTGATACCTGTGTTGCATCGAAGAAGAATACGATTAGGTGATCCATTAATAATCAAATATTATTTGACAATCTTTTCTCTATATAGGGATATTGTAATCCCAGGGAAAATGAAAATCTCAACGATCACCGATAAATTTACCGGAGATGAAAAGATCTTTAAGAGGTTGGGGAAATATATTCCTACATTCAACAGACTTTTTGTTAAAAATCCATTAAATCCGCACCCGTATTCCGAAACTGCACACGCTGAATCGGTTTGAAATCCGAAAGAAGCATTTCCGTATGAAATATCCGGAACTGGGAGCCAGGCAAGATATGTCCCGAACTCCAAGTTATTGTCGGAATCCTTACGAAAGGTTCCAAGAATTTTCGGTCAAGTAAAGGGCTTCAAGCCGTTTCCAATATCTAAATCTAGTCCCCTAACCAGAGGTGATGAGGTATCTACGCATCCAAGAGCTTTATTAAGATCTTTGGCGAGTTTAACTCACAACACACAGTTAGGTACAGACGCGATGACAATATTGACACGGGTTGACCCTTCTAAGAAATTCGCCAGATTTTGGTATAATAAGTTTTTTAAACTATATTCAAAATCCGTATTTCCACTTGCCGATTATGATAGAAAATCCCCTTTGGGGAAACTTGGTGCAAAACTGGAAGCTGCAGGTAAATTACGTTTATTTGCTATGGTCGATGCGATCACTCAGTGATTGCTTGAACCACTTCATCGATATTTGTTCTCTCTTTTGAGATTACATAAGATGGATGGAACGTTCGACCAGCTAGCCCCGCTCTCACGGGCGTGAAAGTTCAAAGCATTGTATAGCTTGGACCTCTCCGCCGCCACGGACCGATTACCCATTAGATTGCAAGAAATGTTATTAGCAAATTTGCTTAATGACAAAGACTTCGCATCTGCTTGGACTCGGTTACTGGTTAATCGTGATTATGCAGTCCCTCCAAAACGATCATATACAACTATCGGTAAAGAAGATCGAGATTGAAAATCAAGATCAACCGAACCAAAGGTAGTAAGATACGCTGTTGGGCAACCAATGGGAGCTTTGAGCTCCTGGGCTATGTTAGCATTTACGCACCACTTTATTGTGCAGTGTGCCGCCTGAGAATGTCGGATTGTCCCAAGCACAGTTCTTTATGAAGACTATGCAATATTAGGAGACGACGTAGTAATATTTAATAGAAAGGTAGCGGAACGCTACCTGAAAATTATTAAAGCCTTAGGGGTGGAATGTAATATGTTTAAATCCGTGATTAGTTCGATTAAAAACCGACTAGTTGCAGAATTTGCAAAGAAAACATTCCTTCGAGGTATAAATGTATCACCAGCTCCCTTAAAGGAACTGTATTCAGCATTAACCTCCCTAGGTAATTTACGACAGTATTGTCGAATTTACAAACTCGACTTTAATGATATGATTAGGCTAACAGGTGCCGGTTATAAAGTTATGGGAGGTTTAAATAAACCACTCCATAAACAAAATAATTTGGTCCGACTACTTCATATAGTTTCGTTTATTCCTACCTCGGTTGCCGAAATGGCAGAATTCTATAAAAGACTTCATTACCGAGTAAAAATGTTGCACCTACATAAAGTCCTGGACGCCTTCATTAAATCTTATTTCACAAGGTTTTACCTTAGAGTAATCAGATGTATTGATCTTTTAGAGAATTTGAGTGATGGGCACTATAACCAACCTGGAAATCTGGCTCCCTTTACGGGACCGGATAAATTCAAGTGGAGAGAAATCGAAAGAGATCTCTATCATATTGCTTACCATGATTATTATTTAAAATCACTACACGACTTGAAAGAAATCAAGCGACAAATCGAAGATTTACAGTCAGCGAGCGTAATTGGTATATGAAGATTGTTTGGAATAACTCTAAAATTAGAAAGAGATTTAAGTAGTATTTCTACTACCTTATTCTTCCCTAATAAAATTGACTCTACTCCATCTCCTTTTGCTAAGGAAATTCGGTTCTGACGACAATTCTCGAGAGAATTGAAGACTATTCCTACTAAAACCTTAACTTCTAGCCAGCCATCGAAATTGGCAATGTCTGGGATTCATCCTTTGATGTTGCTTAGTGTCCGGACCGCGGGAAGATGGGTGCTGCGGAATTGACCTAGAATTAAGTCAATCCTTAGACGTACCCCCC